CAGCTGGGGCAGGTTAAGTACGAGTTCAAGGCCGGCAAGATGAAGATCGAGGACAAGGACAAGATCAAGCAGCGGTTGGGTCGTAGTCCCGACCGGGCTGATGCCTGGGTCGAAGGGATTTGGCTTGGCAAACAACTGGGCGATCGAGCGAGCGGCGATAGCCGAAGCCGGCGGAGGAGGGAGCGACAGAGGGCGTACCGACGTCACACGGCGGCAGGCGCGATGGCGATGTGACCAATTAGGAGAACTGATCGATGACTAAGAAAAAGTCAGAGGCGGCAGGAAAGACGACGGAAGTCTGTAAGCCGCGCGAAACCGGATCAATGGCCGAGGTCCCTGGTCCTGAGGTGGAAGCGAAAAAGTTACCGGAAGTGATTATCAGGAAGAAGTCAGCGGCTAAGCCACAGAAGGCGAGAGTCGACACGGCCGCTATGAAACAGGAGATATTAAACGTCGGAGGTAGGCGGGTGGTCGTCGGCGGCAAACAGCCGCCGCTGCCGGTGGAGCCCAGGACGCCGACGCCGGACTCAGATAGATACCTGACTGTGCCAGATGGCGCCCAGATAGATTGCGCCAAGACAGTCGCGGTCTTAAATGTCATGGGTAAGCAGATAGAAAAGACAGTGTTCAAACAGGGCAGGTGACCAGGTGGCCAAGACAACTGATAACGAGATCGTCAAGACGCTGATCGAGTTCCACCAGAAAGGTACCCACGACAACTCCTCGTGGCGTAAGCGGGCGCGGACGGCGATGGCGTTCTACTTAGGTAATTCGTGGGACTCGGACGATGTGAGCCTGCTGGATTCGGAGGGCAGGCCGCATTTGTCGATCAACCTGATCCTGAGCGTGGTTAACCTGCTGAGTGGGATCCAGCGGCAAAACCGGCAGGACATCAAGGTCTACGCCCGGCATGGCGGTACCGAGCTGGTGGCGCAGGTGCTCACCGCACTAGCAAAACACACATTCGATTGCTGCAACGGTGACTGGGAGGTGGCCAGCTGGTTCCTCGATGGGATCATCACCGGTAAGGGGTGGATCGATTTAGATATAGATTACCAATACGATCCGCTGCAGGGCGACCTGGTGCTCGCAAAGACAGGGTGCTTTGACGTGGTCGAAGACCGCGAGGGTGATGAGTACGATCTCAATCGGAGCTGTAAGTACATCATCAAGACCCAGTGGCAGGATAAGGAAAAGCTCAAGCTGCAGTGGCCGAAGCATAAGACCGATTTCGAAGATGGCGGGCTGGATCTGCCGCCCGAATCGGCGGATGTGTGGGCAGCGGAAACCGACAGCTACCAGGCGGCAAACGTCGGGGAGCCGAGTATGACGGAGCGCAAGTTCCGATGGCGGGTGAGGAAGTGTTACTGGAAGGAATGGAAAAAGAGAGAGTTCCTGATCAATACCACCACGGGCCTGGTGCAGTCGGTGGCGCAAGGCAAGGAAGAGCTGGCGGCGCGATTCGCTAACCGGCCGGACGCGGGATGGGTGCTCCGAGAACGGGTGACGCCAGTACTCAGGCGAACGATGACCGTGGGGCATGTGGTGCTGGAGGATATCGAAGATCCCTACGACGGGATGATGATGTACCCGCTTATCCGGTTCTGCCCGTATTTTGTGGATGACAATATCATGGGGACCGTCGATAACCTGATCGACCCCCAGCAAGAACTGAACAAACGGCGCAGCCAGGCGCTGCATCACCTCAACCAGTCGGCAAACAGCGGATGGGTGGGGGACAGTGACGCGATGACCGCGTCGCAGTGGGAGGAGCTGTCGGAATTCGGGTCGAAACCTGGGGGCATCATCAAAAAGCGGCCCGGCAGCCAGCTGGAGCGTATCAGTCCGGCGCCGGTGAGTGATGGACATCTGACATTTGCGGAGATGGGCAAGCAAGATATCAAGGATATCTCCGCCGTCAACGCGGACCTTACCGGGGGTAAGCCGGAAAGACAGGAATCGGGCAGGGCCATGCTTCTGAGGCAGAGGCAGGGTCTGGCGGCCAACGAGATCGTGTTCGACAATTTCGAACTGAGCTACCAGATTCTCTCGCAGACGGTGATCGATTTTATCCGTGCCGGCCGGAGCGATGGCAGCCGGATGAGCGCGCTGTACTCCGACGCCGAGATCCTGGCGGTGATCCAGAAAGATAAGCTGGAGGTGGCGATCGAGCAGCTTGGCTCCCTTAAGGTCGGGAGATATGGGATTAAGATATCACAGAACCCATCGAACCCGACGCTGCAGTGGGCCAATTACGAGATGCTGCGTAATCTGTTGAAGGATGGCTTACCGATTGATCCTAAGTTCATCTTGCAGGCATCCGCGGCAGACAATAAAGACGAGATCATCGCGGACATTGCTGCCAAACAGCAGGCGGCAGGGATGATACCGCCGACCGCAGGTGGAGGCCCGGGGTTACCACAAAGGAGGCCGTCGCCAGATACGCGGATACCGCAGGCGGTAGCCGAGGGGGTGCTCGGTGGCTAACAATAAAACACTACGCAAGCTGATAAAGTTCTTTTCGGATTGGCAGAGATGTCGGTTCGGTCAGGGTTTTTTTTTATTGCGGGTCGCGAAACAGACCCGGGCGATGTAACGCCATCCCGATCCCATCACCGGGCAAGTGGTGGGTACCCCCCCTGGCGGGAAGTCAGGTATCGGCGACCTCGGCGCCGCAATATCGAGGAGATTACGGAGTTCAAAAATGGCGGATAACAACAACTTAATAAACACAGGCGAGCAAAAAAGCGACGATCCGGCCAAGCTGACAGGCGGCGATGCTTCCGGTGGCGGGCAAGCGGATGCGGATAAAGGCATCCTGCGGGATCTGCAGGCGGAACGAGTTAAGCGACAAGTGGCGGAAGAAGATACCCAGGCGGTGCGGAGGCAGCTCGATGCGGCCAACGCCAAGCTGATCGATCGGACCGAGAAGCCGGCCGATGAGCTCGGGGAGCAGGCTGATGATGAGGAGCTGCTGACGCGCGGCGAACTGCGCCGCATGCAGGCTGCGAAAGACAAGGCCGTCGGCGAAGCTGCCAAGGCCGATCAACAGCAACGGCGTCAGGAGTTCGACCAGCAATGCCTGAGAAGCGAACAGGCCGCCAAGGATAAGTTTACGGCCAAAGAGTGCGGAGAGGGACTGGACTATGACACGGTGGCCACCGAAGGCCGCAAATATCTCTCCAAGCACGACCGGGCGGCGATTGCAGAGGCCAACGACCCGGCAGCCGAGCTGTACAGGCGTTGCGTATTCTGCAGTCCGGTGTTGCAGCAGCGGCAGGCTACGGCCGATCGCACGAAAATGCTCGCGAAATTAGACACAGGTGGACCGGCGAAACCCAAAGGCACGCACATGGATGATCCGGACTTCGACAGGCTTATGGAGAAGTCGGAATCCGAACTGCTGGGCATGATCCGGCAGAGCGAAGGCGGGTAGCGGCACCTCTGTCAGAGAGGAATGATTGAGATGGCAGATACAGGATTTAGGTCAGACTCAGACCAAACCGTAAAAATTTGGAGTGCGCTTCTTTACAAAGAGGCGCTCAAGACTATTTACTTCGGCAAGTTCGTCAGGTCCGACGACTTGTCTATCATCCAGACCAAGGACGACCTGACCAAAGAGGCCGGGGACCAGATCGGTTTCGATCTGCGAACGAGGCTGAGCGGAGGCGGCCGCACTGACGACCAGGACCTGGAAGGCTACGAGGAAGCCCTGACGTTTTACGGGTGGTCGGTGCTTTTGCACCTGCGGGCCAACGCGGTTAAGGCCAAAGGCAAAATGTCGATGCGGCGCACCAAGCACAACATCATGACCAATGCCAAAAACGCACTGGGCGACTGGATGGCCGAGATGATCGATACCGATACGGTGCTGGCGCTGAGCGGGCTGGCCAACTCGGCGATTGTCGATGATGACGATGCAATTATCGCGGCTGTCAACCCGTCCACCAATCGCATCTGGTTCGGCGGCCAGACGACAGGCGGCGTACTGGAAGCGGTTACGACCGATCTGCTGGTGAACGACGCGGCGGCCAACCTGTTCGGTACGCTGGTCATCTCCGCGGTCAAGCGCAAGGCGGAACTGGCAACCCCGAAGATCCGGCCGGTAATGGTGGACGGGCAAAAACATTACGTTATGTTTATCCATCCGTACCAGGCCAAGGCCCTCAAAAATGAGGCCGCCTGGAAAGCGGCCCAGCAATACGCCAATGTGCGCGGTAACAAGAACCCGATCTTCAGCGGCGCGCTGGGTGTCTGGGATGGCGTGGTTGTCCACGAGTATGAGCGGATCGAGACCCGGCTGGGGACGACAGCGTCCGGCGATGCGGCCAGCTACTTCCTGAGCACCGATGAGTGCGCCAATGGCATATACGTCGCCAGGGCGCTCTTCTGCGGGGCACAAGCCGGCGTGCACGCCTACGGGCAGAAGCCCGGGTGGTACCCGAAAGACTTCCAATACAATCGCGTGCCCGGTGTGGCAACAGATGTGATCTACAACGCCGGTAAGACACGGTTCAACTCGGAAGACTTCGGGATTATCTGCGTCGATACGGCCTATGTGCCCGACTGATGGCGGGCGGTAGCACTTTAGAGATACCAATATCCGCCGCCCTGCAGATGCGCGGGGCGGCGGGATAAGGAGTAAGTTATGCTGGGCCTCAAGCAATACAATTTGGTTATCGTCGATGAAAAGAACGAGCCTATCGGTAGCGGGCTCAGCGTGCGGGTGACCTCCGATATAGGGACGCTGACGATCTACGCCAACGACATGGCCGCCAGTAAGACCAATCCGATCACATCTACGCTCGACGGGCGAGTGGAGTTCTGGCACGCTAACGATACAGTTGACTTGTTGATCGAGCATGCCCGGGCGACGGTGACGGTCAATGGATTGTCAGTGCTGGAGCATCGGGTGGTTGTGCCGTTAAACAAGGCGGAGTTCGTGTCGCTGCCGGTCGCCGCGTCGACGACTATCGTTTTGGGTGATATGCTCAGCGTCAACAGCTCGGGCTATATCAACGACCTGCAGGCCGGCGAAACATTCGTCGGGCACGCCATAGAGGCGGCCGACAACTCGGCGGGCGCCGATGGGGTCATGAGGGTCAAGGTGAGATGCGGGCAGTACGCCAAACAGGTGACGTTGACCAGCGTGGCAGTCACAGACGTTGGCGATTCGGTCTATGCCAGCGATGACAGTACGCTGTCGCTGACGGCCAGTACCAACAGCCAGGTCGGAGCGGTCAGGGCCTACGTCGCGGCCAATACCGCACTGGTAGAGTTTGATACATGCGGTGGGGCGATTGCGCCTGATACGATTACCGGGGCCAAGATAGCCGACGACGCGATCGATTCGGAGCATTATACGGCCGGGTCGATAGATGCCGAGCACCTCTCGACGACACTCAAGACCGGGTTCATCCCGGTGCCGCTGACGACGCTGCGTGAGGTTGTCAGCAATGACATCACCAACCTGGCGGGCGTAGGCGGAATACTGGCGAAGGACTCGACGCCGAATCTTGAGTTTGCCAATGGTGACACGGATAGTTGCCTGCGTCTGGACTGGGTGAACAACAACAACGACCCGGTGGTCTTCCAGGTGCCATTGCCGCCCGATCTGGATGTGACGGCTGATGTGGTGGTGCACGCCAGGATAGCGAGCGCAGGGACGACCGACGCTGTCGGCTTCAACTGTGACAGTTACTTCAACGAGGGCGATACCAAGGTCGAAGATGACACTGGAACGAATCAGACGACCGCCTACGCCGAGGTGACAGCGACGATCGCCGCCGCCGATGTGCCGGAAGGCGCCCAGACTCTGACCTGTGAGCTGACGCCGGTGGCGCATACGACGGATGTGATGTACTGCACGGCGATATGGATCGAATACACCAAGGCGTGAGCCTGGTGGCAACAACAGACAACAACAGACAACAACAGACAACAACAGACAACAACAGACAACAACAGACAACAACAGACAACAACAGACAACAACAGACAACAACAGACAACAACAGACAACAACAGACAACAAC